ATCGTCAGTGCGTTACCGTCTGGGAGTCTCACTGCCTCGCGCGGCATGATCGGCGCATCGACTTTGAAAATCCGCATCGGCTTCGGTCCTGGTTTTGACTTTGGTTGGGGATAGCTGCGCTTGATCGGCGCCTCGCGCGCCGGCAAGGAAAGCCTGCGGCAGCGCCCGACGATGGAATTGCGGGTGAGAGCTGTGCCAAACTCAGCGTTAAGCGCATTGGCGAGCATGCTCATGGATAGCGCCGCCGAACCGTCGCGCGCGTGCAGCTCGCGCAGGCGTTCGGTCAAGCCGGGCGTTAGCCACACGCTGCTTTCGTTGATGTGAAACATCACTCAGTCACTTCGTTACCTTGCTTGAACTCTTGCTCGAGCTTTTCCAGCGCCGGCGTGGCTGGCGGCTTGGCGGTGATCGCCTCGTCGATCGACATCACCACCGCCTGCGCCGCGATCGTCTCCAGCCCGATCGTGGCCTGGTGCGTCGCCAACTTGACCAGCATCGCGCGGAATCCATTGGCCTGATCGCGGTAGAAGTCGCGGTCCTCCCGCAGCAGCTCTACCCGGTCTTCCTCGCGGTGCAGGTCGGCGCGCAATTGGCCGATGATGGCCTGCGCATCGGCAAGGTCGGTGACGGCCTTGGTGACGTAGGCAATGGCGTTGGCGTGGTCGGCTAGTTCGGGATCGACGGCGTTCATGGGTTTCCTCTTCTGTTGATTGGTCGGCCACCGAGACGAACGCGGGGGACGCCCCGGTGGCCTTTGGCCCGCGGTACTGGGGACAGACCCGCGGGATTACGATGTGCAATCGGACGGAGCGTCGTCGGACACGTTGACGAAGTCGTTGGCGGTAACCTCACCGCCAGTTTCACGCGCAATCGCCTCCATCCGCTCGCGACCGGGCCACATCCGGTCGTTGCAGTAGGCAGAAATGATCTGCGGGGTGACGCCGATTGCGGCGGCAAATTCGTCTTTGCGGCGCCGAGTTCCGTCAGCGTTTGGGAGGGCGAACCAGTCTGAGAGTTTCATGGTTTGCTTTATGGCATAACCATAATTATAGTGCAACAAGAATTATAGTGCTACTATGTGTAAACAATTTTTGGTAGTATCTAAAATGCTCTACATGAATCAGAGAGTAATGACGCGGCTCAAAAGCCGCCGAAAGACATTCTTTCGCGAATGGCGCAAATACCGCCACATGACACTGGAGCGCGCCGCAGAAGCTGCGCACATGACGGCAGGCAATTTGTCGGCGATGGAGCGGGGCACGCAAGGCTATACCCAGGCGGGTTTGGAGGCACTTGCGTTAGCCTACTCCTGCGAACCGGCGCATCTGCTGATGGTCAACCCCACGCAAGATGATGCCATGTGGTCGATTTGGGAGAAGGCTGGCGAAGGCGAGCGCAAGATTATCTCCGAAGTCGCCAGAACGATCCTGAAATCCACAGGGACTTAAACGACTCATTTTAGGGTAGAAATTGTGCCGGGCGTTATGCCCGGCATTTTTTTATGGTAAAACCATAATTCTTGTTGCGCTATAATTTTAGTGGTGCTATAAGTCTTTCCATCGAACAACCGATGGGGACACGCCACCGATGGCCGACTTCGCCACCCTCCACGATCACTTCCGCTCCGGCCTCACCTTCGAGCAGGCGCGCGACCGCGCCGGCTTCGGCGCCTGCTCCTGCGCCGCCGCCATGCTGCTCGCCCGCTACTGGAATTTGCTGGAGATGGATCACGCCATCGAACAGGCGGCGGTTTATTTCGACCGCTTGGAGAGCCTCGCATGATCCCGTTTCTCGCCGGCACCATCACCGTTCTGGCAATCGCTTTCATCTTTTTATGCGTCCTGTCGGACGTCAGGAGACCGCAACAATGAAAATCTCCCACAGCTACTACGTCACCATGATCGACTACGGCAAGCGCGGCCTTGAAGCGATCGTTGATCCCGAAATCACGCGCCAAGGCGTGGTCGACCGCATCAAGTCGCACGAGTACCAGAATATTGTCTTCATTCATCACGTTGACGGACTCTACATCGAGGACGTCACCGATGAATTGATCGACGCTGCAGAATTTCTTCTCAAGGAAGAATACGACGCCGCGAGGGCTGCGTGATGGACATCAAAACCACAAAGCAGCCGGACGGTAGCTGGGTCGCGATCGACGCTGACAATTACGAAGTGGAGTCTGACAGCGAAGGCTGGTGGAGCAAGTCACCGGCCGGCTACGGCAGGACCGAAACCGAAGCCATTCGCGAACTGCTCGCCGAGATCGAGGAACGCCTCAATGCATGAAATTCCCGATCGCGAGCCGGTAGGCCAGGGCATCAACTACATCCTCGATGCGCTCGACATCATCGCCAAAATGGCATTGCGCCAGGACCAGTTCGATGAAGTCGCGGCTGAAGAAGCCGCGCTCTGGACGGTTAAAAATCACGTCGAGTGGATCCTGTCTTACATCAAGACCAGGCAGGACGCGGAACCTCCAACGTTGCGGGTGGTGAAATGAAAATAGCAATCGCACTGATCGCCGCCCTCGCGCCGCTGGCGGCATTGGCGCAGGAGCCGGAGCCGAACATGCCGGTCATCCCGGACGAAGCCACCAAGATCCGGGCCCTCAAACGCGCCTATGAGCTGAACGGCAACAGCATGGTAGGCTGGGGTCGTGGTAGTATCGATCTGAGCCACGAAGATCTGAGCGTCGATCCCGCGGTGCAAGTGAAGTTGCCGCCAGTTTCTGAAATCCCGCCGAAGAAGAAGCACAAGCCATGAGCGAAGTTTATCCACCCGGCGAGCATGTGCCGTTCTGCATGGGTCCGGACGGCGGCGGTGCCTGCACCGGCTATCTCGCGCTCTATACCGACTGGCTTAGGCGAATCGACCGCATCGAGAAACTGGAGGCAGGCAGAATGGGAATGAGTCCGCTGGAGCAGACCGTAGCTACCAACATCAAGCGTCTGAAAGACCGCATCGAGGCGCTGGAGGCGGCGCTGCGGCAATCTGACGAAGCTCTAAACCAGATGATCATTTGGATGCCGTCTGGCTTTGCCCCCCAATCCCAAGCCAACGCCATGCGGCTGGCCTACGAGGCGAGGAAGGTAATCGCCCGCGCCGCCCTCGCCGAGGGGCAGGACAAATGAAGCTAGATATTAAACAGCGTCTCATGCTGCTCGCGCACGGCGACAATCTTGATTTGGTGGATATCGTTCACGCCGACGCTATCGCCCGCATCGAGGCGCTAGAGGCGGCGCTGTGGGAGGTGCTTGACGCACATAATAAGCATGACGCTGACGAAGTCGCCCGCGCCGCCCTCGCACCGGAGCAGGACAAATGAGCCGCGAGAGAGATATTCTAGCCGCCGAACTACGCAGCTCAACAGCCGAGTTTCTCGGCTGGTTGACTGGCTTGAAACCTCCGTCAGATCAGGAAGCTATTCCGGTCGAGATGCGGCCGGCATTTGAAAAAATGTGTAACCGACTGGCTCTCGCCGCAGAACAGTACGCCGCCCCCCGCATCGAGGCGCTGGAGGCGGCGCTGATTACAGAATGGGCTGCGCGAGATAACCGCATCGAGGCGCTAGAGGCGGAGGTCGCGCGGTTGAATAGTATTATCGAGAAAATGTTGAATGCCGAAGCCGCCCGCATCGAGGCGCTAGAGGCGGCTCTGAGGGAGATCAAGGACCAGTATCTCACCCCGCAGCAATCCAGCGCCATCGCCAAAGCCGCTCTCGCACCGGAGCAGGACAAGCCATGACCCTGCCTGACGTGACAACCCCCACCGAACTGGCCCAGCGCCTCGGTTGGTCGGAAAGACATGTGCGTGACCTCGCGCGCCGGCTTGGCATCGGCCGGGCTTTGGGCAATCGTCTGCGGTTTCTCCCCGAGGACGTCGACGCCATCCTGGAGGCAACCAACCTATGCCCCTCACCATCTACCGCCGCGGCAAGATCTGGCACTACCGCGGCACGGTTGCCGGTCATCGACTACGCGGGTCTTGTCGAACATCGGACAAGACAATCGCGGCGCGTCAGATTGCCGAAGTCGAAGCCCGCGAGTGGAAATGTAGTTTCGATGGACCGCAAGCGGTCCTGACCTTCGCACAGGCCGCTGCGCTGTACCGAAGGGCCGGCAAGTCGCCGCGCTACCTGGCGCCGGTCGAAGACTATTTCCGGGACACGCTGGTCAAGGACATCAACGCCGGCGCCATCAAGCAGATGGCGATAGAACTATTCCCGAACTGCTCCGGCGCCAGCCGAAATCGCCTCGGCATCGTTGTCGCGCAGGCGATTATCAATCACGTTGCTGAAATGGAGCTGTGCCCGCCGATCCGCGTCAAGCGGTTCGATGAAGAAACCAGGGAGAAGATTCCGGCGACGCGAGAATGGATTAATGCCTTCAAGGCCGCAAGCAAGCCCCACCTCGGTGCCTATGCCGAATTCATGTTTTTCACAGGCTGTCGGCCGAGCGAGGCCGTCAACGTCCAATGGACAGACGTCGACATGGACGCCCGCACCGTATTGCTGCGCGAGACCAAAGGCGGCACCGAGCGCACGGCGCATCTGCCGGCGCCGCTGGTCGTGACGCTTGCCAACCTGCCAAGGGTCAGAGGTCGCGGGGTGTTCGTCTATAAGCGCTATGGAGACTTCCAGCACGCCTGGGACGACGCCATTCGTCGGGCTGGCATCAAGCGCCTGACGCCGCATTGCATGCGCCACGGCTTCGCTACAGGGCTCCTGCGGCGTGGCCTGGACGTGTTGACGGTGGCACATCTCGGCGGCTGGAAAGACGCCGGCCAGGTACTCAAGACCTACGGTCACGCCAACAAGAAACGGGAGCTGACCGACCTGTTAATTGACACGCCAGAGACACAGCCAGTTTCACGTGAAACGAGAAAGCCCCGTAAAACGGGCACTTCTTCACTTTAGGTCTGTCTTGGCGTAGGAAACGCCCACAGAGTCGAAAACTTCAATGTTTCAAATGGTTAAGCCTGAAATAGCCTCGTAGAAACATGCGAATTTATGCAGTACAAAGTAGCTCATTTCGGGAAAATTGACACAAACGGGACACAGCGGTTCGCTGGTTGTTCTACCCCCACAGCGCATTGACCAGCAGCGCCAGCAGCACGACCACCATGATCGCCACTGTCACCAGCACCGCGTCCCGCGGCATTATCACTAACAGCCCCTGCAGATATCCGGCGGCGCCGGCGGGTATGGCGGCAGATCGTCAGCGGGGAAAGTGCATCAGGCCGCCGCCACCGACCAGGCACGAGATCAGCCCGAATATGATGTAGATGCAGATGATGGCGATTACCGCCCACAGCACGATCTGGATGATCTGCACCACGATTGCCGGCAGGAACTGCGTCACATAGGGCAGCAGCAATTTGATGATCGACCAGATCGCTACCACGATGACGATATAGATGCAGAGCTGCATGGCCCAGGCGAGAGAGAAACATCCACCCATGATTCAATCCTCCGGTGCGTCTACGGCTTGCGGCATTGGATGAACCGGCGGCGCCGGATCGATCTTGCCGTCGTAATTATCGTCCTTCAGCCCTTGAAACAGCAGGCTCTCGCTTTGCCGGCGCCGGGTCAGGCCGCTTAAGACTTTGCCGTTGGCTTTATTCCATTTGATGAATTCTTTGGCGGCGCCGTCGAAGTCTTTGGCGTTGACTTTTTTGAGGAGAGTGGACTTTCGGAGGTTTCCTTCTCCGCAATTGTAGGTGAAGGAGACGAGGGCATCGAACTGGTGCTGTTCAAGAGGCACCGTGACAAGTTTGCGTACACTCTGCTCAAATCCCCCCATATCTTCCACAAACGCCTCATGGCACTCTTCAGCCGTCCATCGAGTAGCTGCATCGAACTTCCGCCCGTGATGATTGGTGTGGCCCCAGCCGATCGTCAACACGTTGGCCGGACACTTGTAGGCTTTGAACTTGCCTTCATGCGGGGTCAAGCAACCCTCGAAATGTTGGATAAGTTTGGCGCCGGCGTAGCTTAGTTTTAGATGTGCGTTCATCACATCCCCCTCATGGGTTGATGTTGAGCTTTCGCGTCATGATGTCCCGGATGATGCCGATGCTTTCCTTATTGCTGTCGGTCAGCTTCTCCAGCGTTGTGAGGCGGGTGTTGATTTCGCTGAGGTGTGGCGAGCCGCGCGTTTCCAGCGTCGAAACCCGGGCCTCAAGATTAACCATGTAGATTCCGGCAATGATGGCTTGACCAATCAGGCCGAACACCAACACCTGATTTTCCTTGAACCAGCCTTTAACGTCGCTCATGTTTCATCGCCACGAAGTCACCCAGATCCAGCGGCGGTTCGCCTTCAATTTCGCGCAGGCGGTTTTCATGGTCGTACATGATGAGCTGGGCTTCGGTCGGCTGCGGCGGTATCGGCTCCGGCGGCACGTAGGGATCAGCCACGCCGCCGTCCTCGACCCATTTGGTGTATTCCGCATAATCGCGGTTGGCGGGGTCAGAGGGGATGCACGCGCCATCCTCGGTGCGGATGATGCTGCACGGTTCTTGTTCTGCGGTGAGTTGATAGTCTGCCATCAGAGCCTCGCGTCGAGCTGGAAGCGACCAGTGGTATTAAGCATCGACATCTGAGCGATTGCCGACGGAGCTATTTTCCACGTGATTGTGCTCTTGGATGTGAAATAAGTAATCCCCGCAACATTGACGAGGGTAAATGCACCAGTCGTGCTAAGCGTAGGGGCGGCGCGCATGGTAGGAATTAAAGGTACGGTAATGGATACGCCGCCAGATGACGTGCCGTAACCCTCAAGTGCGAGATCGTTCGCCACATCACCGCCTAGCGTCTGGTAATATCTCCGACACGTCAGCAACTCCTGATCATACGGCCGCATGATCAGCGGCGAGCGCGCGACGGATGGCGCTTCGATGCCGGGCAGAACGACGACGCCGGTGATGCGGAAAATGTCGGATGTTGCGGCAACCGCGTTTACCTGTCCGGTCGCGCCCGCACCACCCGCACCCCATACATTCGGCGTTACAAGATTAGACGATCCAACTGCTATACAGAAGGTTAGCCACAGCCCCACAGTATTATCTATCTTCCATGTCCCCGCCACGTCGCCGGGGATGGTGATTACATTATATTGCGCGACATCTGCGACCGCCTGCGTATAAGTAAACACATATGATCTGTTCGGCACATCGTTACGTACAGATCCAGAATAAAGTCCGGGACGATGATGCGCTGTCCAAAACCCTATCGTGATCGGTTGAGCACTTGCTGTTCCCCATGCCAGTCGCGAGACACGGGTGCCCTCTATTTTCTGATACAGTATGTAATAATCAGACGCACCCAACGACGCCTGTGCAGTGGTCACGGTTATACCGATGCAATACGGAATAATTGGAATACCAAAACTCGGCGATGACGAGTATTGCGCTCCCAAAACAACGCCCGGCCCAGAAGATGTTAAATACCATCCGTCAATTACGTAAAAGTTCGCCGGAACAGTACCAGCAAGTCCCCGTTCTTGACTGACTTCCATCGATCCGTTGACCTGCATCCCGTTATACGCCAGCGCGTCGAACGGCGCGGCGTAGATCAATTGGCGCTGCTGCACGCGCTGCGCCTCGCCGCTGGCCGTAACCAGCATCCGCTGCGCGGATACGACATCAAGCCCGGCGATCTTTAAAACGACAGTTACCCGGAAATCCCCGCCCGACAGAACAACCGCGGCAGTCGTCGTGAACACCTTGTACTTGTTGCCCTCGTCCTTATCCTGAACGGCGAAATCCACACCGGACAACAGGTAGGATGTGATCTGCGTAGTATTGTCAAAGCCTGTCGCGGTGAGATGCGATATGAAAACTTCAGTAGTCGAGTTCTCTGTGGCGTTGTTGAATCTGATCTGGCCCGCTGTGGGCGGAAACGTCACCTGGTTATTGAACGTGTACTCGCCCAGATTCGCCGATGAAATGTTCGGGTTTACCCGCGTCCACGGCCCCCACACGCCGGCCGCCATGACCCTGATGTACTTGTCGGGGTTGGCGGAATCTGTAACATCGGTTGCCTCGCAGACAAAATCAGTCGCGTTGGCGTAGTAGGCGACGCCCGCGAAGGCGTGCCCGGTAACCGGCGCCGTGCCGACTGCGGTTGTCGCCGCGTAGAACGAGCCGGCACGCCAGACCATGCCGTCCCAATCACTGACAACCTGCTTGAACTTTTCCGCCGACAGATTATCGAGCGCGCCGTCCGCGGATGTTGCTCCCGTGCCTCCGGCCACGATCGGCCGCGGCAGGTTGAGATCCTGTTCGACGTCGGCGACGTAGGCGTTATATTTCGATGACTCGATCGGAAAGTTCGGCACGA